AAGTCTGGCATATAAGTTCTGAACACTGTGTAGGGCATACCGTATGGTTCATAGTCAAAGCCTTTACGTTTAACCTCCTTTGAGAACTCCTTCTCTAACGCTGACCTAAACTTACCGCTAGTTTTCCGTGGTTTATATTTGCTCAAGGTTAATCTCCTGTACTCTAGGCTCGTTGACTACTTCACTTAGGAACTTCGGACCATACGAATAGGCAAAGGCTCTCAGTTCTGGATAGCAATGCTTCTTGTACTGACAGTAGGAACACTTAATGCCTAGCTTCATGTTACCTGACTTACCATCTGGTACTGTCTTGGTACATAACTCAGTAGGCTCATCTCCCTTAACCATCTCCTTAACGTGCTTTATACGCTCTCTAATGTCTCCCTTGATGTGTTCGTGTATAGGGGCTTGGGTATCCTCTAGGTCGTACTTAAGTACAGCGAGATGACCATTGGCTTTGTCCATAGCTAACCAACCGAACTCAGTCTCACCGCAAGCATGGGCGTAGGATTTAATCTGGTCAACATAACCAAAGGCATCGTCCATAGCCAGTGTACCGTCCTTGAACTTCTTGAACCCGAAGGAACTGGCTGACTTAACGTCCACAACAAGACCATCAATCTTACAGTCCATGTGACCCTTGATGCCTTCAACCTCACACACTCTCTGTTCATCTGATACCTCATGTCCCGCCATACGTGTCATAAACAATAACATCTCTTCTATCAAGTGACCGTACATAAACTTAATGTAGGTAGCAGGTTTAATCTCTTCCTTCTCAGTACCATTAACAACATTCCATAGAACTCTATCGTCACGACCAATGTTTGACAGGCGCAATGTTCGTTTGTCCGCTGTACGCTTACGTCCGAACTCTGTACGCATTAGAGTCTTCATGTTCTCACCGAACAGTTCAATCTCAGCTTCTACGTCTACAGATTCCTCTGCCTCTTTTGTCTCCATCAATCGGTATATGTCATCTACCAATGTGTGTATTGTTTTACTCATCTTCAATATCCTTAAAGGCTTTGATAACGTCAGACGAGAATAACTTTTGTAGGTTGACCAAGTACATACGGCTTGCGTTATGGTCTCCACCTGATACCGTTCTGAACGTATCTAGTTTACTCACAATCTTCTTAAGAACAGGTGTTTTGAATACCAGTGTACAATATTCATCATCACCAATACAGAGGTTGTGAAACCAGTAGTCTGACTCAGTTGCTTCAATACCTGATGGCTTACCCCAAGACTCATACTCAATGCAGATGTTACCAGTCTTTTGCCACAGGTCTTTCTCGGACTTAACTTCTATCTTCTTGTCCTGTAGCATCTCAGCGACCCGTTCCTCTCTGACTTCTCCGTACTGTAAGTCGAGGTCGAACTTCTTCCTATCTTCTTTACATGGTTTCATATTATTTACCTTCTCTCTGTAGTTTTTTACGCTTGTTCTCTTCTCTACGTATCGCGTAACAGTCCATACACTTATAATGTTTTTTACCTACAAAGGACTTCCACCAGTTTACACCCTCTTTAAGTTCAACACCACAAGCTATACAGTGTCTAGTGAGTTTCTGACCAGTTGTCTCCGACTTGGTACTCACCTGCGAGGGGGCAATTAAGTTTGTAATAAATGCCAGAGGCTTCAATACAAGAAACTGCCAAACGCCCAAAAGCATCTGCTTGGTCTTCTCTAACTTCTGTTTGAATTTCATCATGTATATTACCTATAAATCTGTAGTCTAAGTTCCAAGCACTAGCGTATTCGTCAAGCAAACATAATGCCTTCTTCATAACGATAGCACCTGCCGATTGTAACAGTGTGTTTAATGCCGAGTGTTCTGAACGTACTGCGACTCGTCTCCTATCCAGTCCGTGAACATAACCTCTTCCAGATGCCACGCTAACTCTCTCTCGTAGTTCTCTAAGAGATGGCGTGTTCGTAAGGAATTTCTCCTTAAGTCGCTTACCATCTCTAGCAGTTCCTCCAATGATACTTCCGATTTTTGCATCTCCTGCTCCATAGAGGAACGCATAGATGAAAGTCTTTGCTTGACTTCGTGTGTCAACACCACTAGCAAGTTGGTTTGCTGTATGAATGTCTCCAGTGAGTATTTCATTTGTATATCCCTCATCGTTCATATAATGTGCAAGCATTCGTAACTCAAGTCCTGATGCGTCCATACCAACAATCTTGTAGCCTTTGGGTGATGTCCAACAGGCTCTACAATCTGCTCCGTATGGTGCGCCTGAACTAGGCACTTGTGCTACGTTGGGACTAGAGTGTGTCATACGTCCCGTTACTGCACCGTTAGCGTTTACATATCCATGTACACGACCATCGTCCTCGACAGCATCTAACCAAGACTGTACTTGTGCTATACGCTTCTGAACCATTAGGTACTCAGCAATCATATTAGCTTCAGGTATGTTAGTTACTTTAGATAAGATAGCTTCATCAACAATGGCTTGACCCTTCTCTGTAAACTTCTTGGGCTTCCAACCAAAGTATTGTAAGTATCTACCTATCTGCTGTCGTGAGCCTAAGTTAAACTCTGGGTAATCAACACGACTAAATGGTGCTATGTAGTCTGACCAACTGTCCCCTAGAAACTTAAGACCAACAACGGACATCGTACCGTCCTTCTTGTACTTAGGTGTTATCTCCTTGACGAATGTAGGTAACGGTTTGAATGTTTCATGTACCTTATCTTCGAGGTCGTACTTCTTTTCCTTAAGTTTAGCAAGTAAAACAAAAGCATGTTCTTGGTCTAGTAACCAACCGTTGTCCGTCTGCTTTGTGATAATGCTTTGTACTTGATGCTCAAGGCTAATGCTTTCGCTTCCAAAACCTGCCAGTACACTTCGTAGCGCGTTGTACACTTTGACATTAACCAATACATCTTGCTTGCAATAGTCCACCATATCCTGAGAAAATGTATTCCAATCACTGTGTTCTCCTTTAGGGAAGCCTAACTGCTGTCCCCAGTTATCTAATGAATGACCACCTTCACGCGATGGTTCAGTAAGTCTTGACAATACTAATGTATCTGTAATCTTACAACTACTAAAGTCTGTGCCTAACAATCGTTCCAATACTGGTATGTCGTAACCAATAATGTTATGTCCGATTACCTCGGCATCTTTGATATAGGTATTGAAGTCCTGCAACGTATCACCTGAGAACGTAACTGTCTCTTGGTTTGATAGGTCACAAGCCACGATTACCCAAACCTTTGTAGGCTTTAGTCCGTTGGCTTCTATATCAAATACTATCTGCTTCACTAGAACTCCTGTTTATCGTCACTAACTGGACAAGTAGTTTCAATCATGCGACCAGTGTCCTTATCATAGTATAAGTAACAAGCCGCCCCTGTAAGCCCTGCGTAACGGTTCTTAAGTATCCGTACTGTAGTGGTATTCCTTACCTGTGCATCTGGGTTCTGTTGGTCACGTTCTAAACCAATCACCATGTCCGATAGCTGTGCGATTGCCGCTGAACCTCGTAACTCAGCCAAGCTAATCTGCCCACCATCTTCATGCGCTTTACCTGATGGTCTGCGTAGGTGTGACACCAAGAACAACCCAACGCCTGTCTCCTGAACCAACTGTCGTAGCTTGGTCATAATACTGTCAATGGCTTTACGTTCGTCACCGTTCTCTTGGTCTGACACAACGATACTCAAGTGGTCAAGAATAATCCATTTACAATCAAGACCTTTCGCCATATACCTAATGCGACTTAGTAAGTTATCCTCATTGGTTGAACCCCAATGGTCAAACATATAGATACGTCCTGTACCTAATGTCTTATCCCAGAATACCTTCTTATCTTCCCTGCTAAACTCGCGGCTCAGATGTAGAGTCTGGTTTGCCTCGATGCTCATAATCCCTAGAGCAGTTTTAGGTATGTCTTCTTCCAATGCGAGTATACCAATGTTGTCGTCAGTCGCACCTAGTAAGTAGTGTTCCAACTCTCTGACAATCTGAGACTTACCCATACCAGAACCACTGGTTATTGTTACAAGTTCCTTCTCCCTAAAACCATACGTCATATCATTCAAGCATGACCACGGATAGGGTATCGACTGTACATCTTCCTGCGCTACGATTGACTCCCAAGTATCAAGTCCTGCAATGATACCATCT